GTGAGGTCAAGGACGCTTGCCCTTTTTTTGTGCAATCGGCAAAAAACGGCCATTGTACACTCAACCGGTAGGGTATTGACCGGTAGATATTGCCTAGTCTACAACGGGGGTGTGGCAAATCAGAATAAACGAGCGTCATATAGCCAAGTCGCCAAGCATTTTGGCGTAAACCCATCTGCGGTGCAGTTTTGGGAGAAAAAGGGCTTTGATCGAAACTGGTCTACAGAAGAGCAGGAAGCATGGCGAAAGGCTTACACTGCCGACAGAATTATAGAACCGCCGCTGGCAAAGCCGAAACCTGACGGTCCCAAACCGGCAACATCTGCCGAGCCGGTCCTCGACTACAAAGAAGCCCGCACGCAGAAACTGGCGAAGGAAATCGAGCGGCTCTCAATTATTATCGGGCGCGAGAAGGGCGAACTGGTGCCCGCTGCCGACATGCGCGAGACTGCGACTCGGGTGGTGTCAGTCTGGTGCTCGGAACTGGACGCACTGGTGGGCGACCTGCCGGGGCAACTCGCTGGGTTGACCGAAGCCGAGATCCAACCAAAGCTCAGAAGCCGCATTGAGCTTCTGAAGGCAAACGCACGGGAGGGCTTTTCCAACCTGTGAACCCGATCACTGAAGGTTCATGCACTGGAATCCGACTCGCCTACACCGGCGACCCGCTGGACTGGCTGGAGCAGAATGTACGATTTCCGCACAGCTCCCGCTCAACGCATTTTGATCGGCACACGGCGCCTTGGTGGAACGCAGTCTTTGCTGATTTTGCCGACCCATCTTGTCGCCAGACGTTTGTGCAGGCGTGCACGGGCGCAGGAAAATCAACCGCACTGGAGGCGCTAGTGTGCTGGGCGGTGGCTCAACAGCCTGGGCCGATGCTGTCCATCACGCAGACCGACGCGACCTCGGCCGAGTGGATGGCAACCAGGCTGCTGCCGGTGCTCAACGCTTGCGAACCGCTACGGGGCCTGATGCCGACGAACCGGCATCACACCAAGAAGGACGGCATCTATTTTGCCCACATGCCGCTGATGCTGGGCGGTGCAAACAGTTCTAACGCGCAGGAAAAGTCCGTGCAGGTGCTTTTTCTTGACGAATGCTGGCAATATTCGGACCTCATTACTCAGTTCAAAAAACGGCTCCATGACCGCTGGAACGGCTACGCACTGCTGACCAGCCAGAGCTACGAGGAACCCCACCAGCTAACCGAGGAGTGGAGGTCGGGCGAGGAGTTCCAGTGGTGCCATCGGTGCCCCGGGTGCAGCGAGTGGGTCAAACCGGCGTGGGTGGATATCAAATATGACGAGTGCAAAAACGAAAACGGCGAGTGGAACTGGGGCGCGCTGGTCAAAACGGTGCGCCATGAGTGCCCCCACTGTGGGCACGTCACTCCTGACACCACGGCAGCACGGCGGGCGCTGACCCAGCGCAGCGAGTGGAGGACAGAGGGAAATGACCACGTTGAGGGCTACCGCTCCCGGCGCGTTTCCGCGCAGTCGGTTTACTGGATCCGGTGGGCCGACCTGGTGATTCAGTGGTGCCAGGCGTGTGACGCTCGACACCTCGGGGTATTGCAGCCGACCAAAGATTTTAGGATGCAGCGACTCGCAGAACCGTGGAAACAAGAGGAGGAACTTCCGGCGCTGGAGTTGGAGGCGTCGGAGTATTTCGTAAACGAGTGGCAGGACGGGCGCCTAATGCCAGACGAGGCCGCACGGGTTTTTACTGTGGACTGCCAGCAAGACCATTACTGGGGGATCTGCCGAGTCTGGCTCAAAAACGGGCACAGCCGCCTACTCTGGGCGGGCAAGATTCTGACGGTGGACCAGCTCCGCGAGATCCAGACGAGGCTCAAGGTGCCCGACAAGCGCACGTTGTTGGACGCTGGCAACAGTTTCCATGGCCGCGTCTACGACACTTGTGCCAAGTTTGGCTGGACCGCACTGGTGGGCCGCGCCGAGGACCATTTCACCGTTAGGGGCCAAGATGGGAAAGCCATCCGCCGTTACTACTCTGCACCGGATCGAGTGGTAGCACCGACAACACGGGACGCTGCCGGAAAGCGTGTTTTCGTTACGTTTTTCTATTGGGCCAGCGATCCGATTAAGGACATTTTGGCTAACCTCCGCAACACTGGGTCGCCCGTATGGGAGTTTCCGCAAGACGCGCCGCCTGAGTACGTGCGCCACCTCAACTCTGAGCGCAAACGGGCGACGGTGGACAAGCGCACCAAGAAAACTAGGCTGCGGTGGACGGCAACCGGCAGGCCCAACCATATGTGGGACGCAGAGGCCATGAACGTGCTAGCAGCGCAGATCCTTGGCATCCTGCCGGATATGGCGAGCACCGCACCAGAGGTTGACGACCCCGCGCCCACAGAGTAGATTGGCCGCTCAACCATCAACACAAAGTGCGACTGGTTGTGAGCAACAGGGAATTAGTGCCCGGCCTGCCGTGTGGCAGTGTCCGGGCTTTTCCTTGTCCCGAAAGGCTTAATTAGATGGCTCCTGACCAAAAGTTACTCCTGCAAGTTTTCCTCACGCGGGACGTGGCCGAACTTCGCGCCATCGTGGCAAGCAAGTTCGACCTAGTGCTGGCGGGCAAGAGCTCTCTGGTTTCCAGCTCCATTGACGGCGCCGCGTTCCAGTTCAACGTCGGCGGCACACTGTCGCCACTTGATGTGGTAATGCTGGCGCAGCAGGCTCTTAACTACAAAGCCGCGGGCATTAGCGCGCCGGTGCGCAGGACTCAGGCGTATTTCATATGAGCCTTTTTGACCGTATTAAAAAGCTGGCTGGGTTTGGCACACCCAAGGTGGAGGCCAACAACAGCGGCGCCTATCGTCGCCAGCGACTCGTGGAGGGCGGCGTTTGGGGAGAACCCTGGTGGAGAAACCACACCCAGAGCATCAGCAAGGAACTGACCGTTGGCGAATGGCGCACGGTCAATTCGGCGGCTAGGAAGCTGTACTGGAACAACGGCATGGTCAATGCCGCCATCGACCAGAAATCCATGCTGTCCGTTGGGATGGCGATGCGGCCGATCTTTGTGGGCGCCGACAAAGCGTGGGGCAAGGTGGCCGAGGGCGTCCTTTTGGACTGGTTTCAGATTGCGTACCTTGACGGCAAATCTTGGTGGGAAGGGCTCCGACTGGAGTCCACCGCGATTGACCGTGAGGGGGATCTGCTTACGATTCTGACTACGGCCGCAAGTGGCTACCCGCAACTGCAACAAGTGCCGTGGCACCAGATCGGATCCCGCGGTGACGAGGGTCCGTTGACCACTGGCCGGTACGCAGGGCTTAAGATTTACAACGGCGTCATCCTTTCCAAGACCAACCGCCCAATCGCGTACCGAATCCTCGGGGAGAACCAAGACGGCTCCGATGACCGAGACATTCCCGCGCAGGCGTGTATGCTGACGATGGATCCGCGCGAGGTGGACCAAGTGCGTGGGATTTCCGCGTTTGCTCCTGCTATCCGCGATCTAATTTCCCTCAAGGACTTGGGCGACGACATCCAGAGCGCGTCTCGGATGGCTGCCAAAATTGGGTTGCTCGTCACCAACCAGCAAGGCATGGCCGACGCCAGCGACGCTTACAACGCGCTGACCGAAACCATGCCAGGCAACTGCTCGCCGGGGTTGCGATACACGCCGATGCAGGGCGGGCGCATCGAGTATCTGACAGCCAACGCTGGCGAAAGCATCAATCAAATCGACGCAAAAATCCCCACCGAAGCGCAGGACCGGCTACAGGAACGGCTTATCCGCAACGCGCTGCTGGCTGCTCAATGGCCGCCTGAGTTCGGGTGGGACATGTCCAAGTTAGGCGGGGCTTCTGCTCGCATTGTGCTCGAACAGGTAAACCGCATCACCTCCGAGCGTCACGCCTACCTAGCGGCATTTTGCAAACGCCGGTGCGCCTACGCGATTGCCAAATTCGTGGAGATGGGCATGCTCCCGCCGTACACTGGCGCCGACAAAGACCGCGGCGGCGCGTATCAGTTTCGTTTCACCGAGCCAGCCAGGCTCACGGCCGATTCCGGCTACGCTTCCCGCGACGCAATCGAAGCCTACCGTGCTGGCATGCGCAGCATGACCGACATTCTGGCGTCGGGATCTAAAACCTTGGAAGAGCACCTCGACGAGGTGGAGCGCGAGGAACTGGAGATCAAAAAGCGCGTGGAACGCTCAGGACTCAGCCGCGACGTGTTTGGGCTGCTTACACCCAACGGCAACCCGCCGACAACCGCCCCCACAGAATGAAGTTCCAACGCATTATCGAGCAGGTTTTTTATCGTCCGTGGCTCATCACGCCGGGAGGCTATGCAGCCGTCCGCAAGCTCGTGGAGGGCCGCCTGGTGCGCGCCAACGGCGACGACTACGAGGGGATGTCCGGCATGATGTCCAAGCGTGAACCCATGGAGATCGACGGGCAGGGCATCGCTCACATTTGCATTGAGGGCACCCTTGCCAAGGGCATTTCGCCAATCGAAGCCTGCTGCGGTGCGTGGGATTATGACTGGGTGGCCGATGACCTAGAAGAGGCCATGGAAGCTAACGTGCGCGGCGTGTTGCTGGAGATCAACTCTCCGGGGGGCAGTTGCTCGGGGTGCTCCGAAATCACCGACCTCATTCAGTTTTTGAAAGTGCCAATTGTGGCCTACTCCGACGACACGGCGTGTTCCGCGGCGTACAACATCGCCGTTTCATGCGATAAAGTTTTTGGATCCATTGGCTCAACTTGGGGCAGCATCGGCACAATCATTCCTTGGGTGGACCAGTCCGCGATGTACGAAGAGGAAGGGCTCAAATGGGATCCCATTACTTCAGGCCCGCTTAAGGGTGCAGGCATGGGGC